GTCTGTGATAGTTACGAGGATTTCTCCTCGATGACTGGTGTTTCTAATTCGGCCAAGGTTGTCCTTGTGCCGAAGGATTCGCGAGGGCCGCGCCTCATCTCGTGTGAACCAGTGGATAACCAATGGATTCAACAGGGACTAGGGCGTGCCATTGTCAGAAGAGTAGAGTCTCACTTCCGCACCGAGTGCAGAGTGAACTTTACCTTGCAGGATCCCAACCGGCGAGCTGCCCTTATAGGGAGCGAATCGGGTAAGTACTCTACCTTAGACCTTAAAGAGGCCTCTGATAGGGTTTCCCTGCAATTGGTTCGTCTGCTGTTCCCCGAGTACCTGGTTAGGTTCTTGGAGTGCTGCAGAAGTTTATCTACGGTGCTTCCAGATGGAAGAGTTATTAACCTGCGGAAGTTCGCACCAATGGGAAGTTGTTTATGCTTCCCTATCATGGCGCTTACTATCTACAGTATACTCTACGCTGGAGCTCCTGACACGGATACGCGCGAGCGTATTCTAGTGTACGGTGATGATGTGATCGTCCCAACGGCCTTCGCCGGAGACGCGATAGTGCTTCTCGAATTGTTCGGTTTAAAGATAAACCGCGATAAGAGCTGCACGAGTGGATTCTTTAGGGAATCATGTGGCATGGACGCCTTCAAAGGTGTCGACGTCACCCCTGTACGAATTCGTACAGTACTCGCACATCATCAATCGCCCGACGTCTTTGTTTCTTATATCGCACTCGCGAATGAGTTACATCGACGACAGTGCTATCGAAGCTACGACAAAATCGTAGAGTGGTTGGTCTCCGTCTATGGACCAATCCCAGGCTATGACATGCATCTTGCATGCCCGAGCCTTCGAGTCGCACCGGACTTCAAACGACCTCTTCGTTCCAGGTACCACAAGGGCCTACAGAAGGTCCAATATAGTGTCTGGGACGTAAAGTCTCCTTCAGTACATCAGGAAATTAACGGGTGGTCTATGCTATTGCGCTTCTTTAGTGAAGCTAGCGAAGATTGTCCGTTGGATCTCTCTGAAGCAGAGGTAGAAGACAGGTATCCTTGGAGTGCTTTTGCTCTCCCGGAGAACTTTTCCGTTCGTAAGTACACGAAGCAACGTGCGAGCTGTCTCGTACGTCGCTGGCGATGACTATATGGTCGTGGGCTTAACCTCCCATTCGACCGGGCTAG